ATTCGAACCCCCGACCTCCGGGACCACAACCCGGCGCTCTCACCAACTGAGCTACGATCACCACGCTCCGGCGCCTTCACCTGGCACTCCGGCGAACCTGCATGGTACCGGGAGCGCGCCGTGTCCTCCGTGCCGGGTTCCGTACGCCTTGCGTGGTCTGCGCGCCCGGGAGGATTCGAACCTCCGACCGTCGGATTAGAAGTCGCGCGACGGCTCCGAACCGTCCGCACTGTCCGCATTCGCCACCCGATTCGAGGCGGTCGTGCGGTCAGTGCGGACGACGATCCTTGGTGTCGACGTGCGCGCCCATGCCAAACCCATGCCCGTCAGCGCGATGACACCGGGTCGGTCTGCGCCGGGATGGCGCGGGCGAGGAACTCCTCGTGCGCCCGACGTTCCATGCGCTCTTCGTGCGTGGCTCCGGCGCCGAGCCCCCTGAGCATGGCGAGGCGCGCGGTCCGTTCGTTGATCTCCGCTGCTTCGTCTGCATCGAGCGGCAGCGCGGGCCGGCCAGGCTTGCGGGTCCACTCGTCGAGGAAGTGGTTCAGGGACGGCCGGGTCCACACCGGACCCGACGCGAGTCGGGCGATCGGGTCAGGGAAGTTCCGCTGCTGGGCGAGCTTGGACGCCCGCTGGCGGGAGACGCCGATGATGTCGGCCACCTCGGCGACGCCGACGAGCTCGGGGATCACCGGACGGGCGAGCTCGGCTTCCTGTTCCGCGACGGTGAGCAGCTCGAGCCGGACGATCGGCCACGCGGGGAGCCCGGCGCGCCCGGAGGCCGCGGTGAAGATCGCGCGGGCCTCGATGAAGGCTGTGGCCGGGTCGGCTTCGTCGACGTCGACGCTGAAGGTGGCGCCGTAGCGGTCGCGCGCGGTCGCGCAGCTGACGGCGCCGGCGTGTTCGACGAGCTCCTCCAGGAGGTTGACGAGGAGGTCGTCGAAGTCAGTGGGTGCGGCAGGGCTGGGGCTCGCCACTTCGATGGTGGCGGCCCAGCCGTGGTCGGTGTCGTCGATCATGGTGTCCTCCTACTTCCGCTTGGGGGGTGGCCAGACGAAGCCGCCCCGGCGCATCTTGGCGAGAGCGTTGCGCCACGCCTTGACGTCGCTGGTGCTCCGGTGCACCGTGACGGCGGTTTCACCGTCGGGGGAGCGGAGCATGTAGCCGTTCTTGATCGGAACGACCGTCCAGCCTTGGCGGGGTGCCTCGGCGATGAGTTGGTTGACTTCCTTCTGCCCGGCCATCGTATCCCTTTCCGTTGCCGACATCAATAGATTACCACAAGTGGCGATGATGTCAACAGTTTTCGGCGACATCTTCAACATTTTTTCGGTGGGGACTCCATCTTCCGTTCGACCTGAACCACCGGGATCCCGTCAACGCGTGACGCCGGACGCGCCGAAACGCCCCTCTCCCGAAGGAGAGGGGCGCCAAGGTCGATCGTGGTGATGCCGGTGGCATCAGGTCGTGCGCGCGAGCTTCCCGGTCCAGCGGCGCCCGGGGACACCGAACGCCTTGCAGATCGCGCACGCCCACCAGGTACACGTACGACCCGAGCAGTGCCGACGTAACGGGTGACCGCACCCGGGTGTCGGGCACCGTGGTGGCGGAACCTCGGTGGCCATCACGGCGTCCGAGACATCACGACGCCGCTTCGTAGGCGCCGAAGACGAAGATGCCGTCGCCGGTGGCCCAGGGGAACGGCGACGTCGCGGTGACGCCCGCGGTGAAGGACGCCGTGGTGCTGTTCGTGGCGATGGGACGCAGGTCGACCGCGGTTGTTGACGCACCAATACCGCCGCCGAGGAACACGCCGGTGCCGACATCAACGAACCGGGCCTGGATGCCCATCGCTGCGGCGTCGGTGTCGCGAGCGGTGACGGGATACGCGATGCGCAGACCGTTGCCCTTCGTCGCGGTGGTGCCGAGCGTGATGGCGATGGTGAACGTGATGAGTCGCACGATCCGCGTGTACACGGCCGTGTAGGTCGAGTTGCCGAGCGCCCACCCGTCCGAGAGCGTCGGCGTGAACGCCGTCCACGCGCCAGCGATGGGCAGGAGCCCGTCGATGTACGCCTTCGTGGCGGCATCCTGCGCACCGGTTGGGTCGCCCAGGTTGCCGATCTTGAGGCCACCCAGGTCGGGGGGCGTGAGGAACGGTCGGGTCATCCGTGCACCACGACGCGGTACTGGTTCGAGCTCGGCGCGACCGCGAACGCGACGACAACACGGTTCGTCGTGGAGCGGGTGACGTCGGCTTCGACTTCGACGCCGTCGGAGTTGCGGTACACGGCGACGATCACGTCGAGGGTGCCGAGGTTGTGGTCCACGTTGAACGACGTCGCCGAGCCGTTCCCGACCGACGCCGCGAACTTGCGCACCACGACGGCGGTGTCGATCGCGACGTCGTTCGCGTTGGCGATGATGCCGGAGCCGGCGACGACGTCGAGCGTGTTGCCGGTCTTGGTGAGCCCGGCGCCGGCGGCGACCTGGCCGAGGCCGGTGAACTGCACGAACGTGAGCGCCGTGGAACCGAGGGTGATGGCGTCGTTGGCGGTGAGGACCCAGCCGCTGTCGGCGTTCGCGGTGCCCTCACTCACCCACACGGCGAGGCCGCCGGTGACTTCGGCGCTCGCGTCTGCGTCGACTGCACGGGCGGGGGCGCCGGAGGCGGCGACGACGTAGATGCCGTTCTCTGCGCCGGACGCCTGGTCCTTGATGAGGATGCGGTCACCGGTGGCGAGGACGACACCGTCGATGGTGTCGCCGTTCTCGAAGCTCGTGGCCAGGGTGCCAGCGCCCGTGGTGGCGACGCGAACGCTGGCCTTCCAGTCGACCCCGCGCGCGAGGCCATCGACGTACGCCTTGGTCGCCGCGTCCTGCGCACTCACCGGGTCGGTGACGTTGGTCAGCTTGTGGGAGTTGAGGCTGACGTCGGCCGACGGCGCGGCCATCTCGTCGAGGCGCGACGTGTGGACCTGCGCGTCGAATCCGGCGATGTCGCTCGCGCCGAGACCGACGACGGAGATCGTGATCGTGTCGCCGCCGTCGTCGACGACGATCTCGATGTTGTCACCCTCGACCAACGCGACACCGATCGCGTCACGCACCGCCTCGACGTCGAGACTGCCGCCGGCGATGTCGATGGTGTCGGTGCCGTCGAAGTAGCGCAGCACGTGGTCGGTCGAGTTGTACCAGTACTGGCCCTCGACCGGGCTGACCGGGTCGGACGCGAGGAAGTGGCCGCGGACGTTGCGGAGCTCGAGGAGGTTGAGGTCGATCGGGACCAGGAAGTTCTTCGCCACAGCGAGCTCCTAGGAGAGGAAGGCTTGGCCGCCGAACGCGGCGGAGAACGTGACGCGCAGGTGGTCGACGTCCAGGTACTCGACGTCGCCGATCACCTCGCGGTTCGATGAGTCGACGACGGTCACGGCCGGCTGGTAGCCGAGGTCGTGGGTGATCTCCCACACCGCAGCCGGGACGTCCTGCGTGTGCGCGTACGTGTCGCCTGGCGGGCCCGGCACACCACGCGGGCCACGGTCGCCACGCGCGCCGGACTCGACGACGGTCGTCTCGGCCTCGATGGTCTCGACGATCGTCACGTCTTCGTCGGTGATCTCGACGACGGTGATCTCCTCGTCGACGAGATCGACGACCGTGAAGGCCTCCGACATCAGTCGGCCACGGTGATCTGCGAGGTGACCGTGAACGTGCCCTCGATGATCGTGCGCGTCTTGCCGTCGACGGTGCGTTCGATGTCGTACCAGTAGGGGCGCTCTGTCGTCATCACCGCGGTGATCGCCTTGGCGAGCTCCATGTGGGTGCGGCCGTCTGCGGCGTCGACGTCGTCGAACGTGAACGTGGCGACGATCGGGTCGCCGGCATCGAACCGAACCTGCGCCTGGAAGGTCCAGTCGGCGATGTCGGTGGGTTCCCCGCCCTCTCGGAACTCGAATGTGTGGGAGAAGTCGTCGCCTTGGGTGCAGGTGAGGTCTCGGCGTGCGGGCTTCACGGTCAGCTCCCTTGCTCGTCGTCGTGGCGCTGACGCTCAACGATCGCCGCCGTGAGCTGCGCGACCGCCCGCGTGGTTTCGGCCTGGCCCGTGCGGAGCTCCTGTTGCCCGCGATCGAGGTGCTCGAAGTGCTCTTCGCCGCGGGCGAGCTGCACCCGGTGTTCGCGGACCATCTCGATCAGACGGGGCTCACCAGGTGACACGCGATTGACGGCGTGATCGACGGCATCGAGTTGCCGCTTCACGGGGGCGAGCTCCTCGATGACGACCTCGCGCACCTCGGCGCGGAACCAGCGCGCGAGCGGGTTGCCCACGAGCGTCCGCCACAGCCACCGGATCGGTCGGAGTCGGGACAACGTGCCGAGCGCGACGCAGATGGTGACGACGGCGCCGAGCAACGTGGCGACCCCGATCAGAGCGTCGCGCACGTGAACTACTTCTCGCCGGCGCGGGCGAACGCGTCGCGGACACCTTCGGTGACGGCGTCGCGGACCTGTTCGGGCGTGATGCTCGCGTCGAAGTCGGTGAGCTCGCGGCCTTCGATGATCGCGGCGGCGATGGCGTTCTCGTCGATGGCGTCGGGCAGCTTGGCGGCGATGGCCGCGACGATCGCGCCCGAGTCGACCTTGTCGGGCGGGAAGAACAGGTTCCACATCTCGGGGCCGTCGAGCTTGATCTTCTTGACGGGGCCGAAGGCGGACGACCAGATGCCGGCCGCTTCGCTCACGCCATCGGGGTACGGGTTGGCGGTGCCGAAGTCACGCAGGATGCGGCCGCCGTCTCCGAGTACGGACACTTCGCCGATGAGGCCGAACCTGAAGCCGTGCGCGATGTAGGGCATGTCGTCGTCCTCCAGGGGGAGCGCGCCGGGGATGGATGCCCCGCCGTCGAGTGAGCGGACGTGTTCGATGATGCGCGGGACGTTCAGTCGGCCGGGGTCCCAGCGGTCGCCGTTCTCGGGCGCGTGCTGGTGACCGCAGATGCCGCCGAACGAGTACCAGTCGTCGTACGTGAACGGGTCCCACGCGTAGCCGAGGCGCTGCGCGGCCGCCTCGAGGGAGATCGCACCCGACTCCGGGCCGACGAACCCGGACCGCGGCACGTACAGGCCACACAGCCCGGCGCGGTAGAGCGGGAGCACGACGTCCTCCGCGATGTTGCGGAGCCACTCGTCGGGCCAGTCCGGTGTCTCGGCGGCGAAGCCTTCGAGCTCGACCTGGATGCAGCCGTCGCGGGTCTCGATGCCACCAGGAGCGTCGCCGATCGCCTTCGACATGAAGTCGGTGTCGACACCCTGGTACTTCTTGCGGCCATCGGGCGCGTAGCAGAGGTGCGGGTGGTTTCCGTTGCGCGTGAGGATCGACTTGCTGCCCTCGAACCAGCCCTCCATCGTGTGGAACAGCAGCCGCGACAGCACGGCGCCGGACATGGGCGGTCCGTGCGACTCGTCGCCCTGCACCCAGCCATCGAGACGCATCAGCAGGTCCTCCACTCGTGGCCCTCGTCGAGGTAGCCGTGCCAGTACTCGCCCTCGGGATCACGCCGCCCGCACGCGATGGACTCACGGATCTCGATCGACCCATCCGGGCACTCGCGGAAGTCCCAGATGCGGTCGCTCACCCGGTGGAGGCCGTTCCTGCGCGTCGCGAGCCACGCTGCGCGCGACGAGGCGTCGCGTCGCATCGGATCGTCGGGATCCGCGACGGGGAGGAGGAACCAGACGGCGCGACCGACGACGGCACCTGACGCGTCGATCTCGTCGATCGGCCCGTAGTAGTCACCCGGCCGCTCGATGTCGTCGAAGGTCGCGACGCGACGACCCCGCATCAGACCGGCGTGACCTTGCGACGCACGAACACCACACCGACCAGCGCGGCGCCGGTGATGATCACCCCGTCGATCAACGCAGCGTCGCCCTTGGTGAGACCGAACACGGTGAACACGACGAGGAGACCGAGGATGGCTTGTAGTTCCGCGAGGAGCGCGGCGCCCAACGCGACGGGTTCCTTCGCGGTCTCGGGTCGTACGTGCGCAACGACGGCGACGACCAGGCCCACGCTCGTCGACGCGACGAGGTAGATCGCGCCCGACTCTGCGACGGTGAGGGCGATGCCGCCGAGGCCGATGACCATCGCGACGAGCGCGTTCACGAGGACGAGCGCGGCCGCGCCCACCTTGAGGATGTCCATGGGTGTTGCTCCCTTCGGGCAGTAGGGGTGATGCCGCCGGCATCGCGATCTGCATGCAATGGCCGCGGCGGGGTGGCACACTGGAGCGATGCAACTCACGAACTCACGAGCAGGGCGGCTACTCGCCGGGAGCTTGATCGTCGGTGTCGGTCTCGCCGGCGGCGCGGTCGCAGTGATGGCCATCGAGGACGCCACGAGCTCGGACCCCGAGCCGGGTCCCACGACGACGGAGGTCACCGTGACCGACAGCACCGACGCGCCGACGAGTAGCACGTTGGCGCTCGCTCCCGGGTTCGAGGACTACAAGCCCGGCGACCCGCTGCCGACGCCGCCGCCAGCGCCCGCATCACCCGACGAGACGGTGCAGACGGTGCCGGGCCCTTACGGGCCGATCTATCCCGACGGGTACGTGCTGCCCGAGTTCCGCACGCCGGAGCAGGGCGGCACACACGAGCCGCCGGAGCGCCCGACGATCGAGACGCGTCCCATCGTCGACGGTGAGAACAGCTAGACCGTCCAGCCGCCGTTCGCTGCGCACACGATCGGGTTCTGCCAGTAGCCCGGTGACGGAAACACGTAGACGTTGCCGCCGCCGCCGGTTTTGCGCGCTCGCGTGCGGAGGTCCATGGGGCCGCTGCTGAGGAACCCGCCGTGCAGCCAACGGGCGAAGAAGACTCCCGATGATCCCGCTGGGAGCACCTGTGGATCCGTGGTCGTCGGCACGTTGGACGCGATCTGGAGTTCGCCCGTGGTGCCAGGATCAGTCGCCCACGGGACGACGACCTCAACGCCACGCGAGTCGAACGTGGCCGTGTAATTGATCCAGCAGTCAACGAACGATCCGCTCGAGACGACCTTGTAGGCGGCCGGATCGGTCAAGGCGAACGTGAGCCTCGGCATGATGAGGCCTTCAGTGCCGATCTCGAAGCGACGCGTTCCGGTCCCGTCGAAGATCGCGATGCCGTACGTGTCGGCAGGGCGGGTGCCGTCGTTGGGGAGGCGGCCTTGACGGATCACCACGTGTCCGTCGTCGTCGAGCTCGGTGATGCCATCCTTGTCGAGCACCGCGAGCACGTTGCCATCCTCGTCCTGAAGCTCGAGGAACCCATCACGGATCGAAGACCGCGACAGCCGCGACGTCGATTCGAGGATGCCGAGACGACGCACGATGTCGCGGAGCATGGAACCGAGGTCGTCGGAGCCGATGTACTCGCCCATCAGTCGACACTCGCGTCCGCCGACACGAACGTCGGCACCAGCTGCTCGTCACCCTCGTCACTGACGGTGACCTCGATCGCCTGGATTCGCTGGAAGCCATTCACCGACACCCACCCGTCCTCGACAACCAAACGTCCTTCGTCGCCGACGTCGAACGACCCCAAGTCCGGCCAGATGTCCGCACGCTTCGCCAGGCTCGCGGTCTCGACCGGCAACTTCCTGCGCTCCACTGACGCCGCCGCGTGCCCCTGCAACGTGTCGGCCACATTGACGTCCTTGTGGGAGATGACGTCCTCGAGGAGTGGATACCGCGCCCACTGGGCCGGGTCGGCGGCCGTCGCGACGAGCATCGCGTCACCGTCGCCTTGCCCGAGAGCGTCGACGAGATTGGCGATCTTGGTGGCGTCGACGTCGGCCGAGTAGCGCGCGACGCCCGCGACGTTGTGGTTGAACACGAGCCCGTCAATTCGGGTGCCCTTGCGCGGGTAGAACAACCGGAACGTCCGCACCGGTGTCGTGCCGGCGGCGTCCCATGTGACGTCGATGTCGAAGTCGAATCCGCCGATCACCGCGGCGAGCTCCTCGATTGCCTCGCCGAGCCACTTGCGTTCGTACGCGTAGTAGATGCGGTCACGCGGTACGCCGCTGGTCTCGGCACCGACCGTGATGCCCGGTAGCGCGCCCGGTTGCGCGTTCGCGTATTGGATGAGGTCGCGTGCGATGGCGAGCTGGTCGATGCCGGTGAAGGTCTTCGTGGTGCGGATCCGGCGACGGCGGAAGTAGGACCAGAAACCTTCGGCGCCGAGCTGGAGCTTGCGCCCCTCGGTGTCGGGTCGTGCGGTCCAGAGGATGCCGCCCCACACGAGCACGCCGCCGCGTTCGATGTAGATGAGCGTGGCACCCGGATCAAGGTTCGCGCGGGTCGCCTTCCGGTGGTCGAGATTGATCCAGCCGGACATCGCACCTTGCGCATCGAGAACCTTGCTCCACCGGAGGTCTTGGATGGGGAGCTCTTCGCGGATCGTGTTCGTGAGCCAGTCGGCCGACAGGATGCGATAGGGCGCCACGGTCACGCAGGCGCGCCGTTCGGGCCGAGGTCTTCGACCATCAGGTGCGACGGGTTCTTCACGTCACCAGCGTCTGAGGTGAAGACGTACTGCGTCGAGCCGTTGGCGCCGATGTCGATGCCCGCGCAGAATGCCGCGGTCTGCGCTCCGAAGCCTCCATCGGGGACAACCATGAGTTCACGGCCGATGAGGGTGCCGCCGATCGTGGTCCCACGTCGGATACGTACCGTGGTGTAGAAGGCGTTCGATCCCTCTAGGCGGACGTATCCGGTGACCCGGATGATGCGATTCGCCGGAATGGTCACGGCGGCGCTGGTCATGCGGACGCCCTCCCCGGATGGACCCAGAGCAATGTTGCCGGTACCGGTATCGATCTGGTGAGTGAGTCGCCCCCACGGGAGTGCCCACGGCAACTGCCAACCCGTTGTCGGGGTCGTGTACTGCCGCAACGCCCAGGTGTCGAGGTCGACGGCAAGCTGTGCGGGGTTCGGCAGCGACTTGAACGCCGGCTCCTGCGACAACGGGCCGTACAGCACCCCAGGGCGGCGGGCGCTGTTGACCGGGAGAATCCCGAGCGGAGCGAAGGGACGCAGGTCCGCGATGTTGCCCGTCACGATCGATGACACCGCCGCGCCCACCGTGACGCGCGCGAGACAGATTGCGTTGTTCGGCATCGCCGGATCCGACGGCGACGCGGCCGGCGTGCCCTGCACGACCTCGAGCGCCCACGCGTTCGTCGCACCCGAGTAGAAGGCGTCGCGCACTCGAGCGACGATGAGGTCGCGACGGGGATTCGTTGCGTCGGCCGCCGCGATGACGACATTCTTGGTCGCGTCGTTGGCGCAGCCGTAGAGGCCCTGCACGTTGTTCTCGTCGCCGAAGACGACGCAGATGCCGGCGGCGACATCGACGCTCATGTTGGCGCCGGCGGCGCGTTGGGTCACGGCCATCGTCCCGATGCCTGACGTCGCGAGGACTCCTTCAGCGCCGCCGGCGAGCAGCGCGAGGAAGGCGCGGTTGACGTTGGCGTTGTGGGTCGCGAGGTTCTGCAACGTCCACGGTGGGTTCAGCTCGGCCATGTCACTCCTTCCTCACAGTCGAGCGCCGCGGGCTTCGACGAGCCCGCTACCGGAACCGGCGCTTGCGGCGATGCGCAGCTGGTTGTCGCCAGCGACGAGCTCCCACCAGACGGATGCTGCGGTGACGAACGAATACCGGGAAGCGGTGCCGTTGAGGAGCACGGTGCGGGCGTCGAAGTCGACGACGAGCGTGTCGCCGGACTGCAGATCGAACGTGCACGCCCACTTCAAGCCGGTCGTCACGTTCTCGATCGACGGTGCCGTCAGCGGACCGATGAACGTGACAGTCGGCCGAGTTGCGAACGTGCCGCCATTGGTGACGGTGAACAGGCCCGACGATGCAGACCCCCACCCGAGCGGCCATCCGAGGGGCCATCCGAGACCGCCGGAGGTTGCCGGCAGGGAGAGCGGCACCGACGTGATCTCGTTCTCGTAGATGCGCGGGTCGGTCGCGACGAACTGCAGGCGCACATCGGCGGTGCGCATGCCGTACGCGACGTTGATCGGGAAGTACCGCCGCCGCGGCCGCACATTGATGCGTTCCTTCGCTCGACCAGGCAGCCGGAACACCAGAGGGCTCTCCGCCGCGCCCACGCCGCTGATCGACGCGAGCGCGTCGAGCTTCTCCTCGAGGTCGGTGTTCGAGATTCCGCGCACGATGAAGCTGAGCTCGACGACGCGCCCAGCGAGGAAGTCCGTGCCGCCGATGAGGCCGTGGTCACGGGGCCGCACCTGGTCGGAGATGCGAATCTCGGGGAGATCGAGGCCGACAGCCTCCTGGAGGAGGTAGCCCGTGCCCGTACCCAGGAGGACGCCGTCGAGCTCGAACTGGAAGTCCGTCGTGATCAGGTCGCCTGCGGCCATGCGGTCACCTGCCGGAGGTCTTCATCGCCCACACGACCTCGTCGACGACGTCACGTGGGCGCGTGGGGGTCGCCCCGTTGAAGTTCACGACGAGCGAGCGCTCACCCGAGGGTGAGGGTGATGCCGTCGGCATCGCCGCCGGCGCAGTCCCGCCGCCGAGCAGGCGACTGAGTCCCGCCTGACGCAGCAGATCCATCGCGCGGTCGTCGTCATTGGTCGGGAGGATCACCTCTGGCGCGCCAGCCTCACCGACGCGGATGAGCGTGCCGCCCGGACGCGCGGGGACCACCATGCCGGTTGCTGCCGCGGCGCCGGGGATGTCCCAGCCCGACCAAGTGATGCCGATGTTCGCGGCCTTGGCGATCAGCTGATCGAGAGAGAACTGCGGCTGCGACGTGTCCAACTCGGCTCTGGTGGAGAGGACGCGCCCGTCGAGCTGGTCGTACTTGATCTTCAACTGGTCGGCCACGTACGCCGCGAGGTCTGCCGTGTTGTGGATGAGCGTGCGAGCCTCGGGCGGAATGCCGAGCAGGTCCTCGATGTAGATGAGGACTTGCTCGTCGTTGTATCCCATCTGGCGCGCGTTGTCGGCGAGGATGCCGATCTGGGCGCTGATCGCGCCGCTCGCCGCGTTGACGTCGCCCGTGGCGCGGAACTGCGCTTCCGCGTACGCGATCGCGTCCCGCGTCGAACCGGCCAAGGCCTCACGGTTGTTGCGACCCTGCTCGGTGTTGATGTCGAGCGTCGCGCCGTTCTTCAGCAAGCTCTCGTTGATCGCGTCGATCGAGTCACGCCAGCGCAGGTTCGCGGATTCCAGGTCGAGCCCGATGCCGAGCAGCGCGTCGATGCTCGTCTTGAAATTCTTGGCCTTGGTGTCGGCCTCGGCGAGGGAGTCCGCGAGCTCGGACGTGGCCCCACCGGCGTCGAGCGCGGCGTCGGTGTACGCCTGGTTCCCCGCCTTCGCGTCGTTCGCGTTCTTCGCATGCCGCTGGTAGGCGTCGGTGCCGCGATCGAGGTCCGCCTTGAGTCGATCGACAACGTTCGGGGCCAGGAACGGCTTACCGCCCGCGGCCTGCAGGTCCTGGAGCGCCGCGAGCATGACGCGGGCTTCCATGGGGCTCTCGGTGGCGAGGAGCTTGAAGGTGTCGCGGAACTCGTCGACGCGTCGTTTCGAGCGAGGGATGGTGTTCTCCGTGTTCGCGCCGAGCAGCTTGATGCTCTCGGTCGTGGACATGCCCGCCTGGCGCATCGCGTACGAAAGGTCGTCGGCGGAGAACCCCAGCTCATCGAAGAAGGCCTTCGTGGCCTCCTGGCCGCGGAGCTTCCCGAGCGATCCGACCAGGCCCTCGACGTTGCCCTTGGCCTCGTCGGCCTTCTCGCCGAGCAGACCCAGCGCACCCGCAACGATGCCGATCCCGGCGCCTGCCACCGTGCCGAGCCCGGGCGAGACCATGGTCCCGGCGAGCGCGCCGGCGGCGGCGCCGGCGGAGACGAAGTCGCCCGTGATGCCCTCGAGCGCGGGTGCGACGGCGAAGAAGGTCCCGAGCCCGGCGGCGCTGCGCGCGACGGTGCCGAGGTTCGCGCCCAGGAACTGCGACGCCCGGCCACCCTTCATGAGGGCGTCCTGGGTCTCTCGGAAGGCTGGTGCGATCTTGGCGTACGCGCCGAACGCGAGCAGCCCAGCGCCCGCGACGCTCGTCAGCCCGAACGCCGCGGCTTGCGTCCCTGCCGGCATCTCGCTGAAGGCGTTCACCGCGTCGGTCGCGCCCTGCGCCATGAAACGCAGCACCGTGGTCGCGCCGCTGCCGCTCTTGATCAGCTGGGTCTCGATCGACCCCGACAGGGCTTCGATGTCGCCGCCGAGGTTGTCGAGCTTCTTCCCGGCCATGTCGGACGCGGCGCCCTGGTCGTTCACGGCGCGCACGTACTCGCGGATCTTCTTCGGTCCGGCCTCATAGACGAGGTTCGCGGCGCGCACGGCGTCGGAGCCGAAGATGGTGGCCATCGCCATGTTCCGCTGCTCGGGCGTCAACGCGCGCAGTGAGTCCTGCAGGTTCTTCGCGAACGCGGTCAGCCCGACGAACTGGCCGTTCGCGTCGTACGCCGAGATGCCCAGCCGTTCCATTTCGTCGCGGGCCTCGTTCGAGGTCGGCGTGAGCCGCTGCAACATCGTCTTCAACGACGTGCCCGCGTCGGACCCGATGAGCGCGTTGTCGGCGAACAGGGCCAGCGTGCCGACTGTGTCCTCGAGCGAGAGTCCGGTCTGCTTCGCGAGCAGACCGCCCTGGCGGAGCGCGTCGCCAAGCTGACCGACGTCGGCCGCGCTCTTGTTCGCGCCCGCCGCGAGCACGTCCGCGACGTGGCTCGCCTGGGTGCCGTCCAGGCCGAAGATGTTGAGCGCCTGCGCGGTGATGATCGCCGCGTCCGTGAGCTCGAGCTGCCCCGCCGACGCCAGGTCGAGCGCGCCGCGCAGCCCGCCCTTCAAGATGTCGGCAGTCGACAGGCCCGCCTTGGCGAGCTCCGCTTCAGCCTGCGCGGCCTCCGACGCCGAGAACACGGTCGCTTGACCGGCCTCGATCGCGGCGTCGCGCATGAGGCCCATCTGGCGTTCGTTGACGTTCGCGACCGCGTTGACCTCGGAGATCGCCGAGTCGAACCGCATCGTCGCCGCGGTGGCGAGCCCGACGCCGGCGACGATCGCCCCACCGGCTACGAGCGAGGTGGTGCCGAGCTTGCGGAGCGCGTCGTCGTGCGCCATCGACCGCTTCGCTGCGCTCTCGGTCTGCGCCGCCGTGGTGTCGACCTTGCGACCGAACGCGTCCAACTGCGCAGACGCGGTGACAGCGCCTTCGACTTCGATCGAGGCGGCGAGCTCAGCAACGGTTGCCGACATCGCGCACCCCCGATCGGACGACTAGAAGGTGCGCTTGCGCCTCACCTCGGCAGCGCGCGTCTCGGCCACTTCCGCTCCGAGCGCAAGGTCGCGCAGGAGGCGACCGTCGGGGTGTTCGAGCAGCTCCGGCATCGGGATCTGCAGGCGGTCAGCGGCCCGCAGCCACGAGTACCAGGACGGCATCTCTCCCGAGAGGCCGTCGAACGCTAGGAAGCGCCGGAGCTGCTCGAGACTTCCCCCAGGCCGTCGTCCGAGAGAATCCTGTTGTAGATCCGACGGGCCACGGGGAGCGGAAGACGACGCACGTCTTCGGCGGTGATCGGCACGGGCAGCCCATCGTCGCCGAGCAACGTCCACGACTCGACGAAGCGAACGAGCTCATCGGCGATGGGCGTGTCCATCGACTCGGTCTCGATCTTCGCGACGGTGCGTTCACTGAGGCGGTACGTGACGTCGATCGACACGCCGAGGACCGAGACCTCGATCGTGCGCGTACCGAGCAGATCACTCAACTTCACGGTCATGGATGTTCCCTTCCGGGGTTCGGGTGGCGGTGCGTGTGCGCCGGTTAGAGCGCGGTCTGCTTGTTGATCAGCTCCCAGTGCAGGGCCTTCCCCCAGCCGGCGTCGTGCACGACGTCGAACGTGAACTCCGTCGTGTACACGCCGTCGGTGTCGTCCAACTGGGTCGGCTCCGCGCCCACCTGCAGTGCGAGGTCGAGCTGCGACGAGTAGGGGATCGCGGTGCCTGCGAGCTGCGACGACGCCGCACCGATCCGCGCGAACCGTGTGGTGCCGTCACGCATCGGCGTCAGCAACGCCATGCCCGCGGCGTCGGCCTCGACGAGGAGCTTGAGCTTCGCGTCGACGGGCAGCTCGACCGCTTCGACGAATGACGTCTGTGCGGCGTCGACCACCCAGAGCGGGCCGAAGCGGCTCGCGATCTGCAGCGACCACTTGAGGACTCGGGTGAGCTTCGTGCTGCCGAGGCTGCCGCTCGCGGTGTCGAGGTAGACCGACACTTCCTTCGGCAAGATCGGGATCTGCTCAATCGACGTCGGTGAGCTCGTAAGCGAGATCCCCGTCGACAGGGCCCGGCCGAGCATCTTGCCGGAGAGCTCGACCTTGTCGCGATCACCGGTGAGGGTGAGCTCGGTGAACTGCCCGTAGGCCATCTTCTCGGCCTGCACCGCGGACCCACGCTCGACCGTGTAGGTCTTCACGGTGTCCTCGCTGGTGGACGCGATCTCGGCGGTCTGCTTGTACGCGGTCGTCGACGACTGCTGCACCGGCGCCGCGTACGCGAGCAGCGACGCGAGGACGTAGCCGAGCTCGGAGTACGTCGGGGATCCGGTGACGGGCGCCTCGGCCCACTCCTTGCCCTGCGCGTGGATCGTGGGGAACTTGTTCCCCAGCGGCGCGAACTTGTCGATGTTCGTCTTCACCGACGGACCGATCGACAGCGACGGCAGCTTCTTGTTCGCGGCGACGGCGGTGCCCTTCGTGGACTCGACGCCGATCTGGACGACCTGGGTGACAGTGGTGCGCTCGGTCACGAGCAGACTCCTTCGCAAGGCGCGATGCCGACGGCATCACGCAGGGACTTGGGCCCAGATCCGATAGGTGCCGCCGAGATAGCGGTACGACACGCCGCCGTCGTCCTCGGCGAACCGGAACGGCGACTCCCGCACGCTCGTGAACACCGCGCCATCGCTGCCGGCGGGACCGCCGTTCGACTCCTCGAGCAGCGCGTCGAGGCGGTCGGCCGCGGCGACGAGCTCGCCGTAGTTGGCGGTCTCACCGACGACCTTCACGATCCAGAGGCCGGTGACCATGATGCGGCCGCTGCCGGTCGCCGTGCGGACGTCGACACTGCCCTGGTGCTGGTACACCACGACCGGGAACACGGTGCCGGTAGGTGCGACGTCCGCGACGACGGACTCGAGCCCGGGGCGTGTCTGCGTCGCGAGCGCGGCGAGGAGGTCGGTGTCGTCGTGGAGGAGCTCGTAGAGCCAGGCGTCGACGCGGGTGGTCTCGTCAGCCATCGAAGATGCTGCGCAGTCGTGCGAGAAACCGTGGGCGGGCGTGCTCGATCGCCGGCGTCACCATCGGCTGCGCAGCCATCTTGTGGGTGCCGAACTCGTGATGCGGCGCGTACGGCACCGGGTTCGCGACACGCGACCGGAACAGTCCTTGGTGGCGCGTGTACCAGCCGCGGCGCATCGTGCCCGTCTTCACCCGCGAGTTGACCTTCGCCTCGGCGCTCACTTCGAGGCTGGTCTCGACGACCGCCGCGTTCGCGCGCACGGGAACCTGCTGTGCGACACGCGAGAACTCGTTCTTCGTGACCCGCACCCGGATCACTGGTTGCGCTCCGTCGCCATCACGTACCGCTCCACCTCGTACGAGACCGGTCCGATCACTTCGAGCACGTCGAACGTGCGCGTGCCGTTCACGATCACCAAGTCGTTGGCCTGCACGTCGTGTCCGGAGGGAAACGCGATGACGACCTGCTTCGACGCGGCAAGCCGATCAGCAACGACACGCTCGAGCGCGGTGGTGAGCGCGGTTGCCGGCACGATCCGCACCCCAACTGGGGGGCCGTGATCGACGGGTGTCGCCGAGGTACCGGACGGGCCGTTGACGATCGTCTTGCGCTGCACCTGCGCGACGTCCGGACGCGCCGTGCCCACCACAGTCTCGATTGACGCGAGCAGGTCGGGATGTATGACGCCGCTTCCGGGGCGGGGCATCAGATGCCCTCGCGCAGCGCCTCATTGGCGAGGTGCTGACGTGCGCTCGCCGGGTTGAGGATCATCTCGGCGATGTCGAACCCGGCGTCGTCCGGGTCGAACGCGTCATCGATGACGTCGGCCTGACTGCGGAGATCCTTCGCCCGGGCCCGCAGCTCGACGGAGACCTTGGCGCCGTCGGTCTGCAGGTCCTGGGTGCGGATGACCTTGAGGACCTGCACCTCGTTCGACGCGATGGTCTCGAGCGCGAGTGCGGCGCCGCGGCGCAGGTTGCCGTCCTCGAGGGCGAGGAAGGTGGAGATCTCGGCGTCGTTGAAGATCTGCGCTGGTGGTTCCGCGGTGTCGGAGATGAGGAGCCGGACCTTGCCGACGTCGGTCGTCGGGTTGTACGGCATCGCTCACCTCCGACTCCACGACGCTGCCTAGCGAGGACGCAGACGGCCCGGAGCCCCAGGAGGGACGCTCCGGGCCGTCTCGCACCGGCCACCCGTGCCGGACCGTGCAGCTCCTACGAACCGGAGCCGTTCGACGCCACCGCCGCCTTCGGGTCCATGAGCGACCCGCCGAGCACGTGACGCACCTTGTACTCCACGCTGTCGACGTCGAAGTCGCCGTCGAGTGCTCCAGCGTCGCCGCCACCGACGCGCACGGCGTTCGGCGACTTCATGAACACCTCGGGCTCCTCGTGGCCACGCAGGAAGCCGATCTCCATCGCGGGGCGTCCCTCGTTCGGGTTGGCGAAGAGGAACCACGACGTGTTGCCGTTCCCCGACGTGGCGAGCACCGGGATGTACGGGTTCACCGACAGGTTCACGATGCCCTTCATCCAGTTCGCCACCTCGAGCTCACGGCCCGACGCACCGCCGCCGGCGGCGCTCGAGTCGCGGATCGTGGTCGCGTTGAGGATGGTCATCGCGGGCACGGTCAGCGCCGGGGGCACCACGAGCTCCATCGACGTGATGGTGATGGGCTCACCGTCGGCGTCGACCTGCCGGGAGAGGACCTTCATGGCGTCCTGGATGCCGGTCACCGACAGCGCCGGGTTGTCGCTCGCCGCGCCGTTGGTCGTGTTCACGACGTTCTTGTTGCCGTTGGCGAAGAACGTGCCGTTGGGTCCGGACACGCCGACGAACAGGCCGGTGGCGAAGCGCTCCTCGGTGCGACGCGCGGCGCGGCCGAAGCGTTCGGGGACGTCACGCAGCATCCCGAGGTCGTCGTTGATCATCGACTCCCACGAGAACGGCATGCGCCGCCCGTACTTCTTCACCGAGTACTGGTACTTCCCGTCGGTGAGCGCTGCCTCGGGGTACGCGGTCTGCTCGGCCACCTCGGCGAGGACGCCTTCGCCACCGTCGACCTTGAAGCGGCTGACGGTGCGGAAGTCGCGGACCTGCGAGACCTTCGCGTACGACCGGTAGGTCTGCGGGGTCTCGCGGTAGCCGGCGAGGACCTGGCGGTCGATGACGTCGCCGAACAGGTTCGGGAAGTCGCTGGTCGTCATCGCCTCCTGCAGGTGCGAGATCGGCCGGCGGCCGTCGAGGACGTCGGCGAGGAACGTCGCGGCTTCGGCGAGCTCGGACATGTAGCGGGGGTTGCGGTGGCGGCCACCGGTGCGGACACCGGTCCCGTCGCTCCGGTCGAAGAGTCGACGCACCGAGGCTTCCTCGGCGCGGATCGACTCGATGGTGTCGAGGAACTCGGCCATGCGGTGTACTCCTTCGTGAGCGCGCGGCGCGACGGCCGAGCTCTTCTGCGGGGTCGTGCTGAACGAACGCGACGCGTGCGCGTCACGCTGAAGGGGCGACGCGCGTTCGCGCGTCGAGCTCAGTTGGCGAGCTTGACCTTGATGGTCGCGGTGGCACCCGAGCCAATCGCCTCGAGCGCGTACCCGACCTTCTTGCCGGTCGCCTTCTTCGAGACCTTCGGCGTGTCGCCGTCGACGTAGTACAGGGAGTCGCCGACCGCGACGGCGGAGTTGCCGCTGCCGTCGACACCCTTGACCGACAGGCTGAACACGGGGCCCTGGGGAAACTCGACGGACGTGGTGCCGTCGGCCCGCTCGGCGGTGAGCGCGATGCCAACCATGTCGCCGACGCGCACCGGATCACCGGACGCGGGAGTGGTCGGGTCGGTGCAGACGACGCTGAGCTTGATGCCGTCCGCGTGGATTCGGTTCTTGGCCACGAGGGCCTCCTTCGTGTGTGCTGGGCCGCTCAGGCCCGACGGATGGTGCAGGTCGGGCCGGGGTTACCGGCCGGCGGCCGCTTCCTTGGCCTGCGCCTCGTTGAGGCCCATGCGCTTGAACGACTCGACGAGCACGTCGTGCGCGCCGTCGGCGCCCTCGCCACCGGCCGCCTCGTCGAACGGGTCGCCGCCACCCAGGCCACGGACCGAGCCGGAACCAGTGATCGCGGCGAGCTCCTCACGCGCGACCTTCACGGCCTCGGTGAACCGGGTCGCGAGCGCCGGCTTGTCGAGCTCACCCGCTTCGGTGAACGGCGGGTTGTCGGCGATCTCGCGCGCGAGGCGCTGCTTCGTGACGTCGGGGATGTCGCGCTCCCGGCCGAGCGCCTCGGTGACGACGCGGGTCGCCTCGGTGAGGAGGTTGCCCTCCTGGAGCTTGGCGTTGGCGATGCGGAGCCGGTCGCGTTCGGCGGCCGCGAGCGTGCCAAGCGCGGTCGCTTCCTCGAGCTTGCGCTCGGCCTCGGTGAGGTCGCGCTGAACTTCGATGAGGGTCTTGTCGGCCACGGTGGGCTCCTTCTTCGGTCGAGGGCCGGTGGCCCGGACTGACTCGAACAGTGAGACGATCTCGCCGCCGGCGGCAGGCGTCGTGACGAAGTCGGCGGACTTCCCGACGGTGATGCGCTCCACGAGCTCACCCGAGCGGCCGTCCGCTTCGCCGTAGCTCGTGGTCCCGCCAGCGCGGATGCTCACGCCGATGTACGGGGCGAGCTCCTCGAGCGTGGGCTGGTACTCGGCCATGACCTTCGCGTCGGCGTACAAGCCGGCGCCGGTGGGCCCGTCCTCTTCCCAGCGGGCATCACCGACCGTGACGGCGGAGAGGTCGCGCAGGGAACGTTCGGGGCGGTCGATGGCTTCGCTCGCGCTGGGGTGGTCCCAGAACATGTGGGTGCCGGCGGGGAACGCGGCGGGTCCGTCGGACTCGAGCACGCTGGCCGAGTAGTACCGGTTGTTCTTCGACCAGCCCGGCGCGATGAGCTTGACGGGGATGGTGCCGTCGCGCCGCACGGTCGCTTCGACCAGGTCGACGACGTCGCCGAGCAGCTCGTGCGCGGCTTCGTCGACGTCGACCCACTCGACCCGGCGGATCTTCTCGACTGGTTCTCCGACGAGTGCGACTGCGCCGGTTGCTTCGTCGGTGATCGTGTAGCCGATGCGGAAGTAGTGCGCGTCGAGGCAGTAGATCAGCCACGGTTCGTCGAGGGCGATGTCGTCGACCCACACGTACGAGTCGGAGCCGTCGGGCACGAAGCGTTCCTGGAGCGCGGTGCGGAGACGGTCGCGGAGCGTCTCGGTCGTGATCGCTTCGCTGATGGGCGGCATGGCACCTCCGAGCGCGCGCGACGACCTGAGGGGTCGTGCGGTGGTGAACGGGGACCTGCCGCGTCGCGGCGGTCAGCTACGCGTGAGCGTTGAGCGAGAGGAGCTCGTCGAGGAGCTCAGGCGCGCCGGTGAACGGGTACCAGCCGCCGTGGCCGAGCGCCATCGTGCCGTTGAACACCGTCTGGCGCTCGGGTGTCCGTCTCGAGATGATGAACGCCTTCGAGATGGTGTCATCGCGTTCGAGGTCGTAGTCGTCGTCTTCAACGACGAAGAAGCGGACGCGATCGTCGGGCGGGTCGAGGGTCTCGGCGTCCTGGGCGACGATCTTCATGCGTACCGCCAGCTGATTCCGTGAGCATCGAGGAAGGCCTCGAGCGTCGGGTTGTCGACTTCGAGGACGACTTCGGCGATGTCGTCGACGGTGAGGCCTCCATGGTACTGGGCTTCGACGTAGGGCCAGATCTCGTCGAGGTCATCGACGTCGAACACGTCCTGGAGCTGGAACACGGGCGCACCGCCGTTGACGAAGGCGGGTGCGTCGTGTGGGACAGCGCCGCGTCGCGGGTTCGCCGGCGTGCTGGGAGCCATGCGGGGCCCGCCGGTCGCGGCTGGCGGTGGGTCGATGATGTCGAGGCTGTCCCAGAACGTGAAAGTGGTGCGGTCGAGGACGTCGTCCTTGAAACGCACTGCGATCTGACCTCTCGCGTCCGAGTAGTGGTTGAGGTCGGTGTTGCCGAGGGGTTCGTCGCCCAGGTAGCCGTAGAGCGGCCGGTCTTGGGGGGCGAGTCCGTGGGGCAGGTCGAAGAGGTCGTGTTCGAGTGCAGCGCGGCGGCTGGGAGTGAGGGCGCCGGAGCTCGTACCGGTCTCGAACTGGCTCTTGAAGCGGCCGTCGTTGACGATCTTCTCGAGGGACCGTTCACTCACCCGCATGTACGGCTTCGCGTCGGCGAGCAGGTCGCGCATCTTCGCCTCGAGCGCCTCGTCGTACTCAGCGACCGTCATCCCGCGCGTACGAGCGGCCGCTTCCACGTACGGCTGCTGGTGAGCAGCGACATCGCGGCGCCACCGCTCCGGCACGGGATCCCAGCCCGACGTGCCACCCGAACCGCCACCTGACCCTCGCCCGCGGCCGCCGCCGCTCGCCCCTGTGCCGCCCGTGCCAGCGGGGCGAGCTGGTGTCGGCGTGTGCCGGCCGACTGGCGTCGGTGGCTGCGTCGCGCCGCTCGAAGCTTGCGGCTTCTTCGCGGTGCGTCGCATCGTGGCGCACCGACAGGCCGGGTGCCCGAGCGGCCCTTCGTGACCCGACGGGAAGCTCGTACCGGCAGCGATCCAGCCGGCGCCGGCGTTGCCGGAGCAGATCGCGCAGAGACGCTCGTCGCCGGCGACGAGCCACGCCTTCTCGAGCACGTGCCCAGCGGCGACGAGCTCACCTTCGATCATGCGACCGCCGGCTTCGTACGCCTCGCCGAGCTCGGTGACCGCGATGAGCTCCGCCCGGTTGCGGATGTGTGCCTGCGGCACCGGCGCCGCGAAGCCGATGAACCGGTTCGTGATCGCCTTCGCCGTCTGCTGGTAGCTCCAGTTCTCACGGCCCGCGGTGACGAGGACGGTGCGGAGGTAGCGGCGGGTGACTTCGTCGAAGAGTGCGACCTGGTTGGCGGCGCGTCCCTCGAGGTAGGCGATCGCTTCGGGGAAGTCGCCACCGAAGACGCCTTCGATGCCGACGTCGGCGTAGGTGTGCCGAACCCCGATGGTCAGGGCCTCTTCGAGGGTGGCTTCGAGCACGGCGACGACGCGGCCGTCGGTGTCGATGGCCTGGTCGAGGGAGTCGGAGGCGATCGCTTCGGTGAAGTCCCGTCGGTACGCGGCGAGGGTGCGGAGCGCGGCGCGTCGTTGGGCTGCCCAGGTGAGGCTCAGCGCGCGACGGACGCGTCGTTCGAGGGGGATGAGCGCGCGGTTCTTGCGGTCGGCTCGGTCGGCTTCGAGGAGCTGGTCGATCGCGGCGAGAACTTCAGCCGCGTGGTTCACGGGATTCCGTGAGCTCGGCGAGCACGGCGCGGAGGTCCCGCATGGCTTCGGTGAACGCCTCGCGCTGCTCGCCCGTGTCGTCGTCCGTGCCTGGCGCGAGTTGGCGTTGCATCTGCTCGGCGCGCGCGGCCTGCTCGTCGGCGTCGGCTTCCATCTCGGCGACGATCTCGGTCACGAGCTCGTCGACGTTGTCGACACCCAGCGCAGAGAGCAGCAGCCGAACGAGCGTCTCGTCGTTGAGCGTGTGCGCGTTCGTCTTGCCGTCGAGGGTCGCCGCGGTGGTGATCGCCGTAATCGTCTCGACCAAGTCGTGCTCGAGGATGGGCGGGAACGTGATGTCGACCGTCAGGTCCACCTCGTCGCCGCCGTCGCGCACGGTGATGGTTTCGATGCCGTCGGCATCAACCGTGACGGTGCCCTGGAGGAGGCCGCGGGTGGCGAGGACGTGGGAGCGGATGACGTAGCCGCTGATGTCGCGCAGCACGTCACCCCAGAACGTCTGGCGAGAGAGGAAGCCGAGCTCGGTGGGCCGGTCGAGGGTCTTCGCGGTGGCGAGGTTGCCTTGGTCGACGTCGCCGGAGAGGATCGTGTCGGGGACGTCCATGGCGCTCGCGACCATGAGCCGGATCTGCTTGCCGTCCTCGGCGCTCGTCGTCGCGCCGGTCTTCGGGATCGGCGCGAGGTCGAAGTCGTCGGTCATCGTCGCGGTCGCACCCGCGGTCGGCGGCGGGTTCGTCTCCGCACTGTCCAAGTCGAGGTTCGTGTTGAGGCGACGCTTCGCAGCTGACGCCTTCTGGCGCTTGTTGGCACCCTTCGTCGTGAGCCGCCACGCGAAACGCGACAGGGAGCGGACGAGCGTTGCCCAGTCCTCCAGGAAGTCCTTGTACGCCCGAGCCCAATCGAGCGAGCTGTACGTCTCCGGCACCCCGAACCGCATGCCACCGAGACCGCCGACGCGTACGTGGTAGACGGGCGACTCCCAGAGGATCGCCAGCCCGCCGTACGACGCCGGTCGGTTCGCAGGCCGGTACCGCCAGTCGGGGTAGAGCGCCTTGAGCTGCTTCGTCTCGTAGCGCCCAACCGAGTTCACCGTGCGCTCGGTCCAGTGCCGCACGTAGAACCACCGCTCGCGCGCGTCCTGGGGGTTGGTCCAGATGTCGACGATCTCGTCGGGGACGATGGAACGCACCCGGACGTGGCCGGTGACCTTGTTCGGGAACAGGACGAGGAACTGGTTGCCCTCGACTTGGAGGTCGACGTCCTTCAGCATGCGGGCCTGGTGGCCGGTGAGCTCGTCGCGGTTGCCGTGGTCGTCGAGGAACCGCTGCAGGATCTCGTTCACCGTCGCGTCGCGCCCAACGACGTTCACGCCTTGCGCCCACACGTAGTACGTCTTGACGTTCACGGCCCGCTGGATCAGCGGGTTCTTCAGGTACATGAGCCGTGACATCGCGGCGATGCGGGTGAGCCCCGCTCGGGTGAACTCGCGTTGGCCTTCGAGGCCGAGGCGCTGCCAGCCTTCGTCGTCGAGGGCGAGCTCGAGCTCGGCGAAGCGTTCGTTGAGGAACTCGATGGTGTCGACGTGCTGGCCGAGTGATTCGGTGAGCGCTGCGACCTTCGGGTCGACGGCGGGCTCCTTGCGTGCGAAGAGCCGCATCGTCACCCCCTCGGGTCAGTAGGCCGAGATGCGAGCACCGCCGTCGTCGAACTCGACGACCTCGTCGACGTCGGGGAGTGGCTGGTACAGGGCGAGGAGGTAGGCGTCGGCGTCGTCGGGTGAGCGGCCGATGCGCTTGCGGGTCTCGTCCTTCTTCTCGACCTTGATCCGACCGTGCGCGTCGAGCGCGTAGTGCGGAGCGATCAGCTGTGCGACGAGGTCGTCGGCGTCTTCGGCGTCACTCAGGTCGATCGCCCGGTCGTCGGAGAGCTCACGGCCGATGTCCCACCACAGCTGGTCGCGCAGGAGCGGGAACCGTTCGGGGTCGAGCGCCGCGGAACCGAAGTTGACCGCGTGCACTGCCGCGTGGTGTTTGCCTTCGTCGCGGGCGAGGTTGAGGTAGCCGACGACACCCCAACCGATGCCGCCGACGTCGACCTTGATCGACGTCGCGCCCGTCTCGCGGATCGCGTGGAGTGCGAGCTTGAAGACGTCGCGTGCGTCGTTCGAGTGGTCGTGCCAGGTGCGTCCGATGATGCGGCCGCGGCGTTCGCGGATGGCGGTGAAGTCGCCGCCGGCGCCGACGTCGAGGCCGAGCTCGACGGGGAGCAGCTGCGTGGGTCGTGGTGGCGTGTCGCGTGGCTGCTGGCACTTCACGAGCGACGAGAGCCGCACGACACCATCGGCTGAGTCGTCGGGGAACAGTCCGCGGACCTTGGCGGTCCAGAGGGGGGAGCCTTCGCCCCAGCGTTGCCGGCGTTCCTCGACCCACGTCTGCGACAGCAGCCGGCGGGCGACGTCGTCGGGGACCTGCTCGTCGGTGAAGTTCGGCGATTGGAGCCCGTCGATGTGGATGACGTTCCACCCGGAGCTGGGCTTGCAGATGTCCCGGAAGTGCGAGGCGGGGTCGTCGGGGTTCCCGATGGCGAGGACTCGGCAGTCGTCGTTGGTCACGAGGCTGTCGACGGCGTCGAAGATCGCCTTCGGGACGCCGCACGCCTCGTCGATGACGACGAGGAGGTAGCGGGCGTGGATGCCTTGGAACGCGGCGGGGTCGTAGTCGGCGGGCTTGCGGCCGAATCCGACGATTTCGTCGTCCATCCACCATTCGGTCTGGTTGACCTTGCCGCGCAACTTCGCGTCGCGGTGGGCTCGACCGATCTCTTTCCACAGGATCGCTCGTACCTGCGAGAAGGTCGGCGCGGTGGACACGACGAACGCTTCGCCGGGCGGGTGGGTGTCCATCCACCAGGGGACGATGATGCCGCCGGCGTCGAAGCTCTTGCCCATCTCGTGCGCCGAGTGCACCGCGGTGTACCGGTGGTCGCGGACGGATTCGGCGACTGCACGTTGCTTCGACCAGAGGAACGCTTGGCGCTTGTCGCGTGCCCATCCGACGGGATCGGTGGCGTACGGGTCGGCGCGTCGTTCGATGCGATCGGCGACTGCCCCGTACAGGGACGTCACCGATCAGGCGGGCTGGGCGATGCCGGTGAGCCGCTCGATGAGCGTGCTGCGTGCGTCGTCGCCCTTGGCGAGCTCCACCTCGAGCGCCGCGCTCGCCTTGTCTGCGTCGCCGGCGACCCAAGCGAGGACTCCGTCGATGGTGGCGTCGGGCACGGAGTAGTACACGTCGTCGGTCGCGTCGGAGGTCCAGACGCCGTCGTCTTCGGTGAAGACGTTGTCGTCCTCATCGACGACGTCGTCGCCGTCGAGGTGCAGACCGTCGGGGAGATCGTCGTCCTCGTCGGCCGGCGGGACGACGACCTGGCCCTCGGTCTCGACGAGCTCCACCTCGACGTCGACGTCCGGGTCGCTCACATCGATGAGCTCCAGGAACGCACCGTCCTTGATCCGCGACACCGCGACGCCACGCTCGAGCACGTCGCCGTTCGCCTTGAACGAGAACGCGCAGGTCTCGCCGTCGCTGCCGCCGACGGAGTTCGCCGTCGCGATCGCGTCGGCCCACGCACCGACCGTCGCGTACTCGGCAGGTTGGAGCTCGGCGGGGAGGGCGGGGGTGTCGTACTGACGGTTGCCGTCGACGTGCACGGTGTAGGCGCGCTCGCTCATCGGGTGGTCCTTTCGGGGTCAGGCGGCCTTGCCGCCATCGATCGATCGAAGATGGGACGCGACGGTCGTGCGCACGCGCACGTCCTCGACGTCGACGCCGAGCTCGGCGAGCGCGGCGGTGATCGCGTCCGCGACGAACACGGCTTGGCGTTCCTGGATGCGCACGAGGCGTTCGTCCATGTCGAGGCGGATCCACGCCTCGAGGAACTTCGCAACACGGTCGAGTGCGCGTTCGTAGAGGGCGACGCGTGCGTCGAGGTGCTCGGCGCCCTTGTCGTCGGTGAAGCGCAGCTGGTCGTTGAGGTCGGCGACGCGTTCGGCGAAGTAGTCCTTCAGGGCGAGCGCTTCGGCGGTGATTGCTTGGAACGCGACGACGGGGTCGGTGATGTCGATGACGTCGACCTGGTCGATCGCCTTGCGGAGTTCGCGGTCGGCTTCGGCGGCGGCGAGGCGTCGGGTGGCGGCGGCGCGGACGTGGCCGGCGGCGCCGCCGTGGGTGCGACAGACGTCACCGCCGCGGATGGGGTGCTTGCCGCAGGGCTTGCCGGCGCGGTTGTGTCCGACGCAGCGTTCGTGGTGGTGTCCGCAGCGTTCGCAGTTGCCGTTGGCGTCGACGTTGGCGCGGGGTTGGTTCGGCATGCCGGACCCCCCGCGCTGGGCGTGATGCCGCTGGCATCACCGGGTGCGCTGCCGGGGTTCGGGCGCGAGTCGTCCAGTGGATGCGGCTGCACGAGTCATACCACGAGCCGTGCAGCGGGGTTGCGCGAAACCGCCTACAGCCCTTACAGCACTAAGAAAGCTCGTGCTCGCTCGGCGGCAGGAAGTGCCGGTGCCGCTCGAGCACATACATACCATCCGGCGGGAACAATGGGATGCCGGATCCAGGCGCGTCGCGCTCATCGTCCCACGGGTCGAACGGGTTCTCGGAGACCGAGGTGCCCCACACGCCGAAGAACGGCACCTCGGGGCTCCCCCGCAGCAAGCCCACCATCGCCGGCACGTGATTCACGTGTCCATCGGGAGCGGGGAGCCGACGGTCGAACTCGACGAGTTGCTCGGCAGCCCATGCGAACGCCTGGAACGGAACCACGCCTGTGTCGAACGTCAGGACGAGTGGCGCCTGCTGCCACTCGGGCAGCTCTTCGATCGACTCCCACAGCCACCTCAGGCCAGCGTCGTTCCAGTGCCAGTTCTCCGGGCGACCGTGGTGAACGAGCAGGCGACCCCAGATCGACGGAGACCAGCCATACGCATTGCGGAACTCGCGCAGGGCAATCGGGCGCTGCTGCGGGGTCACGCCGAGCGCGGTCGTCGAGCTCATCGGCGTCGCTTCTTCGACCGGTTCCGCACACGCTGCGCCGCACGCGCCGCCTCCACCTGCGCCTGCTCCACGAGCTTCGTCGTCACACGACGACCCTCAGCCAACGCCTGCGACACCGGACCCGACGCGTCGACACCGTTGTGCGTGAGCGCCCAGTCGTAGTGCCGACGACACCGTGGCCGAACCTGACCTGCACCACCCGCGCTCGAATCGCGGTACACCGCCGAGGTCTTCACCCCAACGTCGCGACACGGCCAACAGATGTCACGGTCCTCCGGATCCATCACCACCGGCGGCCGCGTCTGCGCAAGCGCCGACGACGCGGCTTCGAGCTCACGCATCGCCGCACACGCATGCCGGTACGCGCGCCGTCGCGCGGCGCCGAGGTCGTCGGTGTGCGCGTCGGCGACGACGGCTTCACCGACGGGGTCGGCGTGTTGGGGGATGAGCTCGGCATGGTCGCTCGCGCCGTCTTCACCGGTCGCGAAGTCGTGCATGCGGTTCGTCGCACCACCGGCAGTCGGCGTGCCTGACGCTCGGGGCGGGAACCCGGAGAGCACGACATCGCGTCGCCGACGCGCTTCGACGTCAGCATCATCATCGACGAGCTGCTGGGCGAGGTCGACGATGCGGTCGCAGACGGTGTCGAGGGTGCGGTCGTCGCCGGCGGTTGTGTAGGTGTCCGATTCCGCCGGCATCAGGCTCCGTCCTCGAGAGGGGTGGCAATGGTTCGTCGGGTAGCCGTCCAGGTGGCTGCGCTGATGGCGCGGATGGCGCGACGTTCCCGGTCGTCGAGCGCGCCCACAGGAACCGAGCCCACCCGATAACTATCGGCGAACACCGCACGGCGAACCTCGGAATATGACGCCGGGCCCAGCACGCCCGCGTCATCGCGCTCGAGCACCACACGGCCCTCGCCGTCAAGTCGTTGCCGCACGAGCTCGACCATCGGCCAGTCCCTTGCGCTCACCGTCATCACGCAACGCACGACGTCAAGCATCGGCTCGCGGGTCGAGACATCCACGAACCGCCAATCGTGCGGCGACGTCGCCGGCGTCACCAACACCGGCGGCAACATCTGCTCCGGCTCCAATCGATCCTCGACCATCAGGCCACCTTCCGATCACCAGAGGTCCCCACCAGATCAGGCCGCTCATGGGTCAACAGCTGCACTCCTCGTCGTTGAGCGTCGGGTCGACACCAGGGGATTCCGGTGCCGTGTTCGTGGATCCACGGTGGTGCTCCGCAGGCGGCGCAGGGTCCGGCCAGGAGGGTGTGGATGTCGTCGCGTCGGGCGCGGAGTTGGTCGACGACGGTGGGGTCGTGGGGGTGGCCGGTGACGATGACGCGGGTGGTGTCGTGGGTGAAGGTGAGGCCGGTTCGGTGGGCGGTGGTGAGGAGTCGGATGAGCTGGGTGTCCATGGTCAGAGCTCCCAGGTGTCGTCGTTGGGGAAGGCGGGGGGTAGTGGTTGGTCGGGTGGCCGTCCAGGTGGATGCGCGGATTGCGCGACGTTCCCGGTCTGTTCGTCATGCGCACGCGCACGCGTGGGGAACTGGGAACTCGGCACAATGCGCGCATCGCCGGGTTCCAAAAGGCGCAGACCGACGCGATAGCGACGGTCGTTGGTGAGCGTGTAGCCCCGGTCCTGCAGCGCCCGACCCAGCGCGTTCTTCGTCAGCCCCTCTTCACCGGTGCTCTCGCACCACCGCTCGTAGGCCTCGACGATCTCCTTGACCGGCGCGCGGTGCCCGTCGAGGGGCTGGATGCACTCCTCGAGGAAGCCGGCGAGGACGTCCTGGCCGGCGCGGTAGCCGGCGGTGGCGTCGGCAACGGAGGCGGGCTCGGTGAAGCCGTGGGCGCGGTGGGTGGCGGTGCCGGCGAGGATCCAGTTGAGGATGCCGGGCGCTTCGGCGGCGAGCTTGTCGGCGAGGTGCTCGTCGCGTTCTTCGAGGGGGATGGTGACGTTCCAGGGGATGAGTCGGATGCGTCGCCAGACGCCTTCGTCGACGCCGTGGATCCGGGGCCGGTGGTTCGTGTGCATGATGAGCGTGTGAGTCTGGCGGAACTGCCAGGGGTCCTCGCGCATGCGGCGGGCTTCGATGAGGTCGCCGCCGGTGAGCTCCTTGAGCTTCGCTTCGTCGATGCGGTCGTTGGCGTCGGTCTCGGACGCGATGGCGAGCCGGGCCCCGAAGAGGCGGGCCTTGATGGTGTCGTGCTGCTCGTGACGCTGCACCGTGATCAGGCTCTTGTGGGGGATGACGACGTAGGCGCCGAGGACGGAGCTGACGGCGCCGTAGAACTTCGACTTGCCGTTGCCGCCGGGGCCGAGGTTGACGAAGAGGTGCTCGATCGCTTGGCCGGTCGCGCCGGTGCCGATGACCTGCTGGAGGTAGGCGCGCATCGCAGGGTCGGGCTGCCAGCGTTCGAGGCACGCATCCCAGAGCGGCGCGAGGGCATCGGGGTCGTAACGGGTGGGTGCTTGGACGGTGAGGAGGTCGTCGGGGTCGTGGGGCCGCAGCTCGCCGGTCTGGAGGTCGATGGTGCCGTTGAGGACGTTGAGGAGCCATGGTTTGGCGTCGAGCTCGGCGTGGTTGACGAGGACGCCGGGGGTGCCGCGTGCGAGGCGGACCATGTTGGCGATCGCGGTGGCGGACTCGGACCGCTTCGCCCACTTCCACAGGGTGTCGCGTGCGTCGCCGGAGAGGCGTGCGGCGCGGGTGAACATGGCGCGGGCGACGGTCTTGGCTTGTTCGACGACGAGGGCGTCGTTGAGGTCGATGCGCCAGACGCCGGCGGTGGTGTCGTAGACGATCCAGCGGCCCCAGGCGTGGACGTAGCGGGCGTGGCCGTCGACGGCGGCGACGAACCGGTCGGCGTTGCCGGCGTCGGTGCCACGGAACCCGTCAGCGAGGGCGTCGTGCACCGTGGTGGCCACGATGACGGGTTCCTCGTCGACGTCACCACCGCCCGACGTCGACGAGGCCGATGAGGTCGGGGTGGTGGTGCGGGTGCGTGTCGGGTCGGGGTGTTGGGGTTCGCGTCGGCCGGCGTCGAGCCCGGAGCGGATGGTGCGTTCCGTCTCGGTTTCGCCGAGGCCGCACACGGCGGCGGCACGGGTGAGTGTCGAGGTGGCGTCGGCTTCGGGGAGTTGTCCGCCGGCGACGAGTTGGCCGAGGCGGAACGCCGCGGCGTTGAGCGTGTGGTTCCGTTCGCCTTCGCCGGCTCGGGCGACCTCCGCGGCACGCTCCTCGAGGACCTTGCGCGCGTACGCCGTCGTCGAGCTCGCCGGCGGTGCCGGCATGCTCGTGACCGCGGGTGGGTCGACGGGTCGGGCGAGGTCGTCGAGGATCCAGGTGGGGAGTGCGGCGAGGGGATCGGTGGGTTCGGTCACCCACTCGTAGCGTTGCCCCGATGCGTGCAGTGAGGGGGCGGCGATGATGTAGCCGCCGTCGCCGCGGGTGTCGACGCCGCGGCCGAGGCGCCCGGCCGTGTTGCGGATCTCGCCGCCAGGGTGCGCGAAGAGGTAGTGCCAGCCGTCGCCGCCGGTGATGGCACGCACCGTCTCGGGGAGCTGCCCGTGGAGGGCTTCGAGGAGCTCGAGGGTGGCTTCGCCGTCCTTGTCGGCGTCGACGTCGATGACGACGAGGCCGGAGATCGCGCCGGTGACGATCGCGACGTTCGCGTCGGGCCAGTGCGCCCACCAGGCGCGCAGCTGCTCGGGGTCGGTGGTGGCGTCTTTCAGCCCGTGGTCGGTGAGGGGTCGCTTCCCGGCCGGTTCGCAGGGGAAGACGTGCCAGCCGAGCGACGCGTAGGCGAGCGCACCGGAGAGCTCCTCGGGGGTTGTGTTGGTCACGCGGCGAGGCCCTGGAGGCGTCGCCGGTTGCGTCGGATCTGTCGCCGCTCGGCCTCGGTGCGTCCGCCCCACACGCCGTGGTCCTCACGGTGGGTGAGGGCGTGGTCGAGGCATTCGTCACGGACGGGGCAGCCGTTGCAGACGAGCTTCGCCTTGCGCTGGTCGACCCGGTCGTCCGAGTGGAAGCAGCGGACGAGCTGTGGGCTGACGGTGGCGCAGCGGGCGCGCGCGACCCAGGTGTCGAGTTCGGGGTGGCGTTTCCTCGGTTGGGGCATCAGCGGGCGGCCTCGTCGAGCATGCGCTTCGCTTCGCCGAGCTGCTTGAAGAGCTCGGGGTCGCCACCGACGTCAGGGTGGAGGAGCTTGGCCGCTTCGCGGTAGGCGCCGGCGATCTCGTCGGGGTGATCGAGGAGGATGTCGCCGCTCGTGTACTCGTCACCGAAGCAGTTGTTGGCGTGCTCGGCGACGAACGCGGCCGCCGCTTCGAGGGTGGTGAAGCCGGCTGATGCCGACGGCATCGCGATGCCGGCGCCGAGGGCCTTCCAGCCGGTGTACTGCTCGCCGCGCGTCGTGATGCCGTACCGGTCGACCTTGCGCAGCGCTTCGAGGCCGAGCGCGACGGCACGCAGGTTTGCCTTCCAGCCGGCGCCGTGATCCGCCCAGGTGCTCGCGGTGTACGTGTCGGTCGCGTACTTGAGGGGGCCGTGGAGGGAGTCGAACGCGAGGATCACGCCCGGGTGACGCGCCTTGGCGTTCGCGCGCGGCATGCCGTCGTTGCGGATCTCTCCTTCGACGAGCGCGATCTGCAGCACGACGTGCGCGGCACGCAGGTGCTCGAGCTCTCGGTCGAGGAGCTCGAGCGTGCTTCCGTAGCTGGCCCGGAAGGGTGAGAACGTGCGGTCCTCGTCGGCGTGCAGTGTGCCGGGCCAGATGTCGATGGGGCGGAAGACGATCGGAATCACGCGGCAGCCTCGTGCTCGGCGCGTTGCGCGGCCGCGTACGCGAACACCGCGGCCGATGACCACTCGCCGAGTCCGACGCCGGCACGCTTCGCTTCGGCGACGGCGAGCTCGTACGCCTCGAGCGTTACGTTGAGCACTCGGACGCCTTTGCGGACGATCTTCGTGGTGCCCGAGCTCTGTCGGCGGTCGGCTTCGTTGCGGACCCAGCTGCGTAGCGCGTCGTCGCCGTGCATGATCACCTTCGAGAGGCGCTTGATCGCGTCGCTGTCCGTGCAGAGCGGTGTCGGGATCTCGAACGCGACGGTGGGGGTGATCCAGCCGACGTCGACGGCGACGCGGACGGGTTCCGGGTAGTTGAGGAGCCGGATGCGTTGGCCGACGTCGCTCTCGGACCGGCCGACGGCGTTGGCGATCGCCCGTCGCGAGAGACCGAGCTCGACGAGCTCCTGGAACGCGAGCGCTTCGTCGATCGGTGACATCTCGGCGCGCTGCAGGTTCTCCGACAACTGCATCAGCACCCGGTCACGCTGCTCAGGTCGCGGCCGCAGGATGCACGGGATGGTCTCGAGGCCGGCTTCTCGCGCGGCGGTGAAGCGACGCTGGCCCATGAGGACCTCGAACGCCGTGCCGTCGGCGGTGGGGCACACGCTGATGGCCTGGAGGACGCCGTGCTGGCGGATGTCGGCGACGAGGCCGTCGAGGTCGCCGAGCTGGTGGCGGACGTTGTTGCCGACGGTGATCCGCTCGAGCGGGATGTCGGCTTGTCGGGTGGCGGTGCTCATGTCACTGGTCTCCTGTTCTCACGAAGGACGCGGCGAGCGCGACGCTCCCAACCGGAAGCCGGGGGGGGTAGCCGGCGAGGGTGCGCTCGAGCTCCGTCTCGCCTCCCCACACGCCGTACTGGCGGGTGCGACGTGCGAACTCGCGGCAGTCCTCGATCACGGGGCACTGCCGGCAGTACTCCTCGATCGCGAAGAACTCGCGTGCCTGCGCCGCTTCGGGTCGTTCGCCGGCGGGGCCGAAGAACAGGCCGTTGTTGTCGTCGCCTCGGCAGCGGGCCCGCCGACGCCACGGCTGCTCCTCGAACTCGAACGCCTCGACGAGGTCGTTCCAGTCCGCCCACAACGTGGACGGCGCGACACCGAGCACGACGCACACACGCTGCGCCTGGTCGACGCTGAGCCGGTCTCGCCGGTACAGCATCTGGCGCAGCGTCGAACGTTCGATGCCGAGCCGCTCCGCGAGCGCGTCGTGTTCGACCTGTTCCGCCGAGATGTACTCGCGCAGGGGCTGCGGCGGCACGCGCGCGAGTTCCGGGCGGCTCACGTCGAGCCACGCGGGTGGTTCGGGGGGGGGGCATCAGGCATCGACGTCGTCGGCGCGGGTGATCGAGCCGTCGTCCTCGACGACGTCGCCGGGCTGCAGGTCGTTGGCATCGACGAACTCGACCTCGGTGACCTTCGGCTTCCACCCGGCCGTCGCCGCCACCAGGATCTCGTCATCTTCGGTGAGCGGGATCCCCTCGTCTCGGAGGACGAGGGCGGTATCGGCGCGGCCGCCGAGCGCGTCGTCGTCCCACCAACACCAGGTGGCCGTCGTCTCGACCAGGTGGGTGGCGTAGGCCGCGCGCACGGCGTGGATCGGGCTGATGCGCGCGTACGTGAAGAGCCGGTCGACGTCACCCTGCTCCACGTACCGGCCGTCGCCGCAGGGTGGGACCTCGACGAGCGCAGCGACGGCGTCGAAGTCGTCGGCAGAGATGTCCTCGAGAGCTCGGCCGAGTGCCGCGAGCGCGAGGGAGTAGCTGATCCGGTCGGTCTTCGTGATCTGGTCGACGAGTCGCTTGCACGCGCCGAGCTGCTCGAGCTGTGCCGTCGCGCGCGCGGCGACGGCCGCCTCGTGTGCTTCGCGTGCGCGCTTCTCCTTGGCGGTCTCCTTGCGCGGCTTCGCCGGCGACTCTGCCGGCGTGGCGGTCGTCTGCTTCTCGCACACGAACGTGACCTTGTCGTCCCACCTGATGTAGAACGCGGTCGCGACGCGCTCGGTGCACTCCTCGTACTTCATCCAGTTCATCTGGCCGAGCTGCTTGAGGCCCTTCTCGCGGTACGGCTTGCCGATGCGGTCGTGCTGGCGCTTCTGCGCCGCGGCGCGCGCGGCGTCCTCGATCGCGTAGCTCGAGATCGTCCCGCCCTTGCCGAGCAACTTCTCCTGGGTCTTCACGTCGAGCTTGGTGAGCTCGACCGCGGCGTCGACGGTGAGCCGGCCGGCGTCGAGCGCCTCGACGGCCGTGTCGGGGAGCTTGGTGAGGGTGAGCCGCTTCGAGATGTGGGACTGGTTGCGGCCGACCCGTGTGGCGATCTGACGTTGGGACCAGCCGAGGTCGACGAGGGCCTGGAACGCGCCGGCTTCTTCGATCGCGGTGAGGTCGGTGCGTTGCAGGTTCTCGATGACCATGAGCTCGGTGCGTGCCGCGTCGTCGAGTTGGGGGCGCACGACGCAGGGGACGTACTCGAGGCCGGCCTTCTTCGCGGCGGCGAGGCGGCGGTGTCCGGCGACGAGGGTCCAGGTGGCGTCATCCGCGTTGCCGGTGACGACGAGGGGTTGCACGATGCCGACGGCCTTGATGCTGGCGGCGAGTTCGGTGAGGTCACCGAGGTGTCGGCGTGGGTTATCGGCGGCGGGGGTGATGTCGGTGATGGCGACGTCGACGAGCTGGTTGTCGACGTCGATGGGGTCGAGGACTTCGGTCATGGGGTGGCTCCTGGGGTTGGGTCGGGTGGCGGTGGGGGGTCTTCGCAGCGGGCGGCGGCGGTGAGGTAGCCGAGGACGAGGCCGAGCTCGTTGAAGACGAGGTCCCAGCGGCGTTGCTGCCAGAAGCGGCCGATCCAGTTGTACGAAGCGGCCGCCCGGGCACGCAGGTGTGCGGCTTGTTGGGCGGGGTGGAGGTGGTCGACGTGGTGGACGATGTCGACGACGACGGGTGGGAGGTCGCGGGTGTCGATCGTCACGACGGTGTCTCACCGTGGCGCGACACTCCACGGGTGGAGATCCCCGACGACGACACCGCGATGCTCGAGCTCGCCGCCACGTACGGCCTGACCCTCGTCGAAGAGACACGCGACGGTGTGCCCGTGTGGTCGTGTCGGGATGAGCGACGGTCGTGGCAGCCGTACGCGTTGGAGCGTCGGATCACGGTGGGCTTGATCCGTGAGCGGGTGCGCCAGCTCGGGCATGACCCGCGGCCGATGGACCAGCGTCTCGACTGACGGCCGCTCATGCGAGCCGTTCCGGGAACCCGTAGCGCTCGCTCGTGCGATTGAATTTCGAGCGCACCGCTTCCGGGATGTCGATGTCGTAGTGCGCGGCGAGGATGTCGAGGTAGATCACGATGTCGGCGATCTCGTCCGCGAGCGCCGCGATCAACTCGTCGCGCGATGGGTCGCCGTCGTTCACGGCTCCCGTCTCTGCGCGGCGGAGCTTCTTGACGACGTTTCCCGCCTCGCCGGCTTCGCCCTGCATCGCGTTCGACCAGTCGGCGCCGGTCCACGGCTCCGACGTTGGTCCGTGCCAGCGCTGCACGCGTGTGGCGTTCGCTGCACGGAGGCGCGCGAAGTCGACGGGAGCTATGGGCGCGACCGCGAGGATCGACCAGTGGCCGTCCTGCCACCCCGTGAAAGCGCCGTCGATCGGGTGCTCCTCGGCGTAGAAGGCGCCGTGTGGTCCGTCATGGCGACCGCGCTGCACGACTCGAACGAGTACGGGCGCGTCTGCTGGACAGCGAGGGTCGCTCAGCCTGGTGATGAGCTCGCGCTTGGTGATGGTCCGCTCGTCGGCCATCAGTACGCCGGTCCGATCGTGTTGATGCACGACCACACGCGCGCCACGAACCCCTCGATCGCACCCAGCCGACGCACCGCTTCCATCTGCTGCGCGAGCGACGCCTGCGACATCCGCGCCGGCCACTCCGGGTCCTTCACTCGGTCGTACGCTCCGGGGAGGAACCCGAACCCGCCGGGGTAGGTGCCTTCGGAGGTGATCCAGATGCCGTGCGGCCCGTCGCCGGGCTGCTCGCAGCGGCCGAGCGCGATGATCCACTCGTCCGACGGGAACACACCACCGCTCGGCGCGGCCGGCGCCCCAGACGCGTACGGCTCGGGGACGATCGACGCGCGCGCCTGTGCTTCTTCCTCGGCGCGTGCGGCGGCGAGGAGGTCGTTGACGTACGCGACTTCGGCAGCGCGTTGGCGTTCGAGGCGGTCGACCATGGCGTGGAGTTCCTCGAGCTCGTCGGGAGCGGGGGTGCCGGTGTCGGGTGATGCCGGTGGCATCACGACCGTGCCGGTCGGAACGGGGGTGGTGGCGACGTGGCGGGGGTCAGGTCGGGAGGAGAGCCCGACGCCGATGGCCACGACGACGACCACCGCGGTGCACGCGGTGGCCACTCGCATTCGGACGTTCACGCATCGCTGCTCCTGTTCGGCTGCTGGGACGACGGGTCACTGCGTGAGCCCGTACTTCCAGTCGGTGAGCGCCACCGGGGACCCGCCGTCGACCTGGTCGACCAGGTCCTCGTCGGCGGGGGTGGCGCGTCGTACCGAGATCTCGTCGTCGTCGATCCACGTCACGGTCCGCTCGCGGACGCGGGCGCGGACCGCCGTTGCGTCGGGTGCGCAGATGAGGGCCATGCGGGTGCCCCAGGTGGCGACCCAGGCGGGGTGTCCGGCGCTCATGCGGCGCGCTCGAGGTTCGGGGGGGGCAGCTGAACAGCTGCTCGCCGGTCATCCTTGGCCCCTGTGAAGGTGCGCCTGGCAGAGATCAGCTGCCTGCCCGACTTCCGGTGTCGGGTCCTCGATGCGGCGCCCACGTCGCCCGGATTTGAACCGGGTGCTCTTGGCCGCGCTCACGCGGCGTCCTGCAGGTCGGGCCACTCGACCTTGTCGAGCGCCATCACGTGAGTGCCGGGCACCGGCACGTGCGACTGCACGTAGTGGTTCAGCGCCATCTCGCGCAGCCACAGCGCGTCGGCTTCGTCGTCGGAGCTGCCGACGTACCCGAGGCGCTTCACGGCTTCGACGAGCACGAGCGCCTTCGACGCGTTGCCCTTCCCGGTCGCGTACTTCTTGAGCTGGGACGGCTGCACGAGGACGAGCTCGTAGTGGCGGCGCACCGCGAGTTCGTGGCGGACGACGCCGTGGAGTTGGCCGAGGGTGAGCGCGGCCTTGCCGAGGCTGGGCCCGGTGAGCACCAGGTCCTCGATGACGACGAGGTCGGCTTGCCAGGCGTCAGCGACGTCGACGAGCGAGCACGCGAGCGCGTTGATGCGGCGGTGGAGTTCGCCTGTCGCGGGTGCCTTGTGGATCGAGGGGCCGTCGGGGGTGGCGACGCCGGTCGAGGACAGGGAGAGGTCGAACGCGACGACGATCACTGTGGGCCTGCCACGAGGCGCGCTTCGGCCCATCTCGAGACGTCGGCGATTGCGGTGTCGAGTCCGATGAAGTTGAAGCCGCCCGGGGGCTCGACGAGGAACACCGGGATGCCGCGGCGCTGCGCTCGCTCGACTTCGCGGTCGGCGCCCGGGCTCTTCCCAGGGAGTCGGAGGAGCGCGTCGCAGCGGTCGACGATCTCGAGGTCGAGCTCCAGCCAGTCCGCGTAGGGGCGTGGGTGGAGGAAGTGCCAGAACATCGACATGTGGGGCACGTAGGCGACGACGAGCGCCGTGTCGAGGAGCCGGCTGCCGGCGTCGAACGCGGCACGGGTGTTCTCGACCGGGTCGGGCTCCGTGTACGGGCCGGCGACGTAGACCAAGGGCTTCATCACGCGGCGCTCCGTTCGTCGTACTCGGTCCGGGCCAGCTGGGCGGGTTCGTCGGTCGTGCCACGCAGCCACGCCCGGCACTTGACCCACGGACACCGCCACGCGTCCTCGTGCGCCAGCAGGCCACCGCACGCACCACAGACACGACCGACGGCGCGTGCCTCGGCGATGTCGGGGGCTTCGTCGCGCTTCATGCCGCGACCTCGGTCACGAGGTCCGCGACGAGACGTGCGACGTCGACGGTGACCCCAGGGATCAGCTCGAACGTGCCGACGGGACCGTGGGCCTGGACGTGTGCGGCGATCGCCATGTAGACGTCACGGACGGGACGCTTGGCGCCCGTCGGACTCTGCGGCGTCAGAGCCATGAGCTTGCCGACGACACGCAGCGCGTCGATGTCCGCATCGGCGAGCTCGCGTTGAGTTCCACAGCCTCGGGCCTCGCGGCCAACGGGGACGACGAGACCGGTGCGCAGGTAGTAGTCCAGCTGCCGGTACGTGATGCCCGCGCGCTCGGCCGCATCGACACCGCTGCCGCGCTGGGCGGTCATGACGCCACCGGGAACGTCGAGCGCAACAGTTGACGCTCGACGCGATCGGCTTCACGGTGCAGCCGCGACGCACGCTCGTCGCCGTGCGTGGCGGCGTATGAGTAGGCGTCGTTGCGGAGCGCCTGGATGTGGTCGCGTGCGGTCTGTTCGTCGAGGAGTAACACGACGACTGGGCGGATCATGCGGCCGCCTTGGGGAGCGCGACGACGGTGCCGTCGCCACGTTCGAGGACACGCACCCACGCGCCGCACGTGCAGGTCCAGCGGTCGTCGCCGGCGTGGGCCTCGAAGCGGTGCGCGTGCGACATCAGTGACGGCGTGACGTCGACGACGAGCGCGACGGTCATGCTCGGACCATCCGCTTCATCGATGCGATCATCTGCGTGAGACACCGGTTGCAGAACGGGTGCACGAACCGGATCGAGATCCGGTTGCCACATCCGCCCGAGCACAGTTCGTCGCGTGCGACGGTCATGCTGCGCTCGCTCGTTCGGCCGACTGCGCGACGATCCACTCGGCCAGCCGGTCCGCGAACACACCCTCGGACGGCAGCCGCTCGATCGTCGCCGGCACCTTGATGTCGAGCTCCGCCGCGATCGCCTTCGCCTGACGCTGCACCGACGCCTTCGTGAGACCGTGCTCCGCGACGAGCGCCGGGAAGTCGTGCACGACAGGCTCCGGCATTGCCGAGGCCTGGCCCAGCAGGTCACGGAACATCGCGCCGCGCTCGAAGGTCCAGAAGTGCTGGTGCGCCAGACTCGGCAGCCCAGCCTCCTTGCAGGCGTCGACGAGCCACGCCTGCTGGTGTGCGGGCAGCCCGTTGGCCTCGACGCGCCACGCCTCGAGCTGCTCGACGCTGACGCGCAGCTCAGGCGGTAGCTGCCCGCGCTCGACCCGGTCCGCCCGCTCGGCGGGGTCGAGCGCGCCCCACTGGTCGGCCGACAGGAACGGCGACGCCGTGGTCGTGTCGCCCGGTGTCACCGTCTCGGCGACTTCGACGACGGGGGCGCCACCGGAGGCGACGGCACCGATGAAGCGGGTGGCATCGACGAGTAGCGCCGGCGTCCAGTGCGCCGCGTTCTTGAGCGGCGGCAATGTCGCCGGCCACGAGTCGCGCAGCACCGCGCGTCGTTCCTCGGGGAAGGTGCCGATGAGCTCGAGGAGGGTGAGTCGAGTCGCGTCCATCGCGGACACCGCACCGTCGACCGCGACCTCGGCGACCGTCGCGTCCGCGGCGATGGGTTCGAGGGTGAGGGGGACGAGGAGGTCCTTGCGCTTGCGCCACTCGCGTGCCCAGATCGACGACTTGAACGCCTCCCAGCCGGCCGCGATGTCGACCATGTGCAGCTCGCAGCGTGCTTCGCCGGCGGGCAGGTGGATCACGACCGCGACGTCGGTGCGGACCTTCGGCGCGGGAAGCCGCACGTCGTCGGACCCGTCACCGTTGGGGCCTTGGCGGTAGTGGGCATCGCCGTGGCCGTAGATCGCGAGTTGCACGGCGATCGCCTGGCCGGAGTAGTCGAGCCGCGTGCCGGTCTTGAGATCGGCGACGACGTCGTCGAGGTCGGAGCCGTTCCCGATGCCACGCTCCCGCAGGTACTTGGCGAGACCGGGGATGTGCACGGCGCCGCCGTCCGCGGTGCCGGCGACCTGGTACTCGTCGAGGACGACCGTCGCCTCGATGTGCTCGGCGTGGAACGTGATGCCGTACTCGGCGAGCTTCGCCCGGTAGGCGTCGACGTCCGCGCGGGTGGAGTCCTGGGAGATCGTGGCGGGTTCACCGCGGTTGATCTGCTCGACGATCGCGTGGAGCGCGGTGCCGATGTCGGCCCGGTCGGCGGAGCCGCCGGCTTCGGCGCACTCTTCGACGAGGGCCTTGATCGCCTTCTTCGACTCGTCGCTGCCGTACCAGGGGCCGGCTTCAGGGTGTGCGGAGACGAGTGCTTCGACGCGGCCGCGGAGACCGGGGCGGCGCATCATGCCGGTGAGGGCCATGGCGGCCTTCCAGGGCATGAGTCCGCCTTGGTCGTCGAGGACCTTGGCGACGGTGGTGGCGCGGGTGTAGCCGACGGGCCTGGTGCCGCCGGGGGGGACGACGAGGTATCGGCCCCAGCGGTCGCGGCGCGCTTCGGACGGAGCCATCAGAACGGCTCCTCGTCTGCCCAATCGGAGCTCGCGGCGCTGGCTGCGGGCTGGGGCTCGACCGCGGCGGCCATCGCGTCGAACTCGTCGACCTGCGACGGCGGCTGGAAGATCGCCTGGTAGATCTTCGGCGGGTTGAACCCAGCCGCCGGGGCCTGTCCCTCGTCGGCGAACTTGACTGCGAGGACGCCGCCGGTGACGTCACCGCGGTGACCCGACTTGCGGATCGCATCGCGGATCGCGTTGAGCATGTTCGCCTTGGCGAAGATGCGACGCACACCGTCGTCGCCGTCGATCTCGGGGTCGCGCTCGTCGGTCTCGATGGTGAAGACGAGCTGCCACATCGGCTCGCCGTTGTCCCACGTCTTGAGGGCACCGGTCTTGATGTCGCGCTGCTGGGTCTTCTCGAATGACTGGATGCGCCCTCGGTGGATGGTCCCCTTGGTCAGGAACTTCGCTGTGGGTGCACCGCCGTGCAGGAAGTCGAGTGCGTCGTTGCTCACGGGTTCTCCTTGGTTCGGGTGGTGGTGCGGGTGGATCAGTGGCCTCGCCAGTCGCGCAGCACGTGCTCGACGTGCAAGCGCTCGGCGCGCGACAGGTGGAGCGGGTTGCGGCGGCGCGCCCGGGAGGAGAGCGGGCGCGCCGCCGACGTCGCGCGCTGCGGGGACGGCTCCCGCTGCGCAGCACGCGACGACTCGTGCTCGTCGTGGGTGACCGCGAGGAACGCGAACCACACGACGATGCCGAGCAAGAGGATGGCGACGTAGACGGCGATCGGGACGCGGGTTGCCGCGTCGAGCAGCGCGTCGAGCAGGTCGACGGCGGCGTTCACGATGCGACCTGAGTGCAGCGGGCGAGCGCGGCGTCGACCTGCGCGTCGAGCCAACGCATCGGGATGACCTGGCGGCCGCCGAGGGGGATGACGGGGATCTCGCCGGCGTGCACGAGGTTCCGCACGTGGGTCTCCGACACGGCGAGCATCCGGGCGGCTTCGGCGATCGACACCGCGATGGGCCGGAGCTCGGCGGTGGCAGTCATGCCGCGGCTCCCGCCTGGAAGAGCACGGCCCACTCGACGCGGAGGACCTGAGCGATCGCGACCTGCAGGTGTGGCCGGGGGGCGGACTCGCCGCGTTCCCACGTGCCGACGGCTTGGGGGGTGACGCCGACGGCATCGGCGAGCTGGCGCTGGGTCATGCCCATCGCGGTGCGCTGTCGGGCGATGGCCTTGCCCCAGCGAACCCGGAGCGTTTCGGCGTCCGGCAAGAGTGCCTTGGTGTTCACAAGCGACACTTTACGAGTACCGCTTGCGGATTGCAAGGACTACTTGGGACTCACAAGCGTGGAACTACAGGGACAAGTAACTTTTGTGCGGGCAACTGGCGGCGATGCCGTGGGTATCGCACGATGGGACGGTGATGGCGACAGACCAACAGCGAGCCCAGTTCGCCGCCGCGCTCCGAGAAGAGCGCGGCGCGCTCAGCCAGGCCGAGCTCGGACGACGCGTCGGCCTCACCGGCGCCCGCATCGGCCAGTTCGAGGCAGGGGAGAACGTCGACCCCGACCAGGTCTTCCTCCTCGAGCGCCAGCTCGGCCTCCCACCCGGGCGACTCTCACGTCACCTCGGCTTCGTGCCCGTCGACGCCGATGCCGCCGCCGACGTCGTCGCCGCGATCGAGCAGGACCCGCGGCTCGCGCTCGATGTGTCAGCGCGCAACGCGCTGGTCAGCCTCTACCGGCACTACACCGGCCAGACCAAGTAGATGCGCAGCCCCGCTGAGGATGGTGCGGAGATGGGCGAGCTCGGCTTCGGCGACCGCAAGTCGCTTCTCGAGTTCCGCTCTGCTCGCCACTTCGTCGTTCGTCATGTGGTGTCCCCACTTCGTCGACACGAACATACGACCGGGGTGCACCGGTTACATCGGTGTGATTCGCCCCAGCGACGCGTCCAGCCGCCTTGCCCACCGCTCGCGCGCCGTGACGTCCTGGGACCTATCGGCACGGCGGGGGCGAAGTCGTGAGCAATTGGATGCAACGGAAAAGGGCGGGGTCGTGAGGAAATGGATTCGACAGGCGGCGAGCGGAGTGCTCGTCGCGGTGTGCGTGGTCGCGATGGTGGCGCCGGCGTCGGCCGCCGAGCAGCAACAGCCGAAGCGCAAGGCGACCGTCCGCCAGGTCGCGAGCGTTGTCGCTGCCCGTCACGGGGAGCTCGTGGCCAACATCGACAAGGCGACGTCCGGCTGTCTGACGACCTGCACCTTCAACGGTGAGCTCACAGCGAGGACGGTGATGCTGCAGGCCTCGACGCTGGGCCTCGAGCTCGACGCGATCAACGACCGTTCGCCGAAGAATCGGCTGTACCTCGGCACGGTCCCGAAGGAGCTCCGCCGACTGGTCTCATCAACGATCGGCGCCGTGGAAGACGTGCAGGACGCGGACACTGAGCTCAGCGCGTGTACGACGAACTGTGCCGCCGCGGCGTCGGGCGCGCGGCTGGCGTGGGCCGGACTCAAGTCGAAGCTCAACGCGTGGGGGCCGTACCTCTAGAACCTAGAGACCGGCGACGAGCTGCTCGGCGGTCAGCTGCGCGATCTGCTCGGCGACGAGCTCCTCGATCACCTCAGCCGCGCGCCGCTCTGCTGCGGTCATCGGGTGGCTGTAGATGTTGGCCGTCGTCGACTCGTCGCGGTGCCCGAGCCGTCCGGACACGACCGACATCGGCGTGCCCGCGTCGAGCAGCAACGACGCGTTCGCGTGCCGAAGGTCGTGGAGGCGGATCGGGATCTTGAGCCGGCGCACGAGTCGGCCGAACCGTTGCGTCATCGTTGCCGGCCGGAGCGGGACGTTGCCGTCGATCGAGCCCGGGCACACGTACGCATCGCGGGCGAACGACACGCCGCCGGCGAGCGCCCGCTCGAGCAGGACCTGGCGGTACTCGCGCAGCAGCGTGATCGTCACGGGCCCGAGCGCTTCGGTGCGGGGCTCGTCGGTCTTCGTGCTCTTCGTGACGAGCTCGTCATCGAGCTCGAGGACGCTGTCCTCGATGCGCGCGTGTTGCTGCGTCCAGTCGATGTGCGACCACCGCAACGCGCACAGCTCGCCGCGTCGCGCGCCGGTGACGAACGCCAACCAGACGTAGGTCGCGAACACGGGGTCCGTGAGCCGGCGGCCGGGGGCGGGGGAGCGCGTGGCGACGATGATGCGGGCGGCATCATCCGCGGTCACCGCGGCCCGCTTGCGCTTCGGCACCGACGGCGCGGTGCCTTCGACGGCGGCGACGTTCGTGGCGGTCCAACCCCAGCGGACAGCGCGGCTCAGGGCGCGGCGGATGATGGCGTGCATCTGGCGCACCGACGCGGGTGCGGCGCCGGCGGCGAGCTTGTCGGCGTAGAACCGATCGAGGCGCGCCGTCGTGAGCTTCGACAGTCGGATGTTCCCGAGCTCGGGGCGGATGTGTTTGTCGACCTTGCGGCGGTACTCGCGCTCGGTGGTGGGGGAGAGTTGCGGGCCAGCGAGCTCGAGCCACGCGTCGATCGTCGCACCGAGCGTCGCGCTGGTCGACTGCGCCTGGCCGTCGGCGACCTGCAGCGCGAGTCGACGCTCGATCTCCTCGGCCGCCTTGCGCGTCGCGGCCTTGGTCGTGCCGCGGACGGTGCGACGGAGATACCGCTCCTTGCCGGTCGCGCCGTCGATGCCGGCGTAGACGATGACTTGGAGACGGAGGCCGTCCGGGGAGCGGTCCCGGATCACGTGGGCGGATCGTCGTAGCGGTTCACGATCTCCATGAAGTCGGCTTCCTCGCCGCGTTGCCACGTCGCCGCGAACTCACGCATGGCGACAGCCGCCCGGTTGGTCGTGATGGTGAGGATCCGCATCGACTCGGGGAGATTGCCGACGAGCTGTCGCTTCACTTCTTCGAGGGCGAGGTGGTCTTCGCCCTGCGTGGCAAGCAGCGCCTCTTCGACCTCGCGTTCGATGGCGGACCAGTCCGGGTTCGGTTCGCCCATGCCCGAGACCATGCCACGGGGGTGCGACACCGTCAACCGGTGCCCTGCATCTGTTGGGGTGGTTGGCGCGCCCGGGAGGATTCGAACCTCCGACCGTCGGATTAGAAGTCCGGTGCTCTGTCCAGCTGAGCTACGGGCGCCGGAACGGATCGTGCGAGGTCCGTTGTCCGTCCGCGAGGTTACGGCGGTCCGGCAGTGGGTGTGGGCGGTACGCCTACGAGCGGCGACGCGGCCGACCGTCGCGTGACGGTCGGCCGGCCGAGCGAGCGACCACGACGTAGCCGATGGCAACGCCGATCACCGCCGGGATCACTGCGAGCAGCACGGGCACTCCGACGAGCGCGAGGACGCCAGTGACCGCGAACCCGCACACCCGCGCGGCTGCTGCGTCGACCGGGAGCAACCCACTGCGCGACAGCACGACGGTCACGACAACGAAGCCGAGCGACGCGAGGCCGAGAACGATCTGCAGTGCATCCACACGCTGATCCTCGCGCGCTCGACGCCGCGGAACGTCAGCGGAGCGGACTGCGTAGGGCCGGGTGGGATCGAACCACCGACCGAGGGATTATGAGTCCCCTGCTCTGACCACTGAGCTACGGCCCCGGGGCCGGTCGACACGGAGCCGATCCATGTCGGTCGACCGGTGGCGATGGTACGTGGCGCGATGACACCTCCGAGAGCGGCGCAGATGGTGGCTTCGGTCGGCGGCGAGGCCTCCTTCTTCGGATTCCTGCCCGTGTCGATCGGCGCGAAACTCCGATGATGGCAGGAGGGACGTGTCGACGCGTTCAGGTGTGGGTGCTCGCGGCGTCACTGGTTGCGACGTGCGTCATCGCGCT